TGGTAAGGGGTCTCTATGGCGTACGGCGGTATATATATCGTATGCGTATATTATTACGTATAGGGTACCACGCGCGTTGGGGTCAATATATGGCGCCATGGCGATTTCCGTGGACTTAGAGTAAATCCTTTCCTTTCTAAAACCTAACACCATCGACCCATTATATAACTATATACCCCATAAATGAAACCTAATTTCCATATCGGCCAAAGGGGATAAAACCCATGAACCCTAAATCCTTTCTTTTTACAAAAATCCTTGGCATCGACAAAGTATATCCGTATATTATAAGAAAACAAGTTATGCGATTAACACGAGAACAAAAGAAAGAAAAAGCCGTTGAAGATCTAATCAACCAGATGTTTATCATAGCAGGCCATGATGTCAGATTTGAGGACATTAAAACGCGCCAAGATAATTGGTTTCAACAATATACCATGACCATGGCTCAAAACGATGAGTGGAAAGCATGGGGTAAAAAATACCTTCAAACAAATTTACGTACGAGAGCCAAATTAGCAGAAAAAGAAATGCAATGGTTCAGTCTGCAATACGGGCTTAAATTCAGTGATTTTCCCCATGCAGAGGAATAACATGATGGGACTCTATGATTTTTTTGATGAAGCCATAGCCATGGAATTAGGGGTTGATTTAGACACCTATATTCACGTAATTGAGAATGTATGTACCCTAGATGAGGCTGATTTTATAATCGACAATATATGGCAGGAAAACGGCAATATTGGTGCGGCCAAAGATTTATTTAACTCCAAGTTGTAGTATATACGTATCTTTAGAGGTGGGGTATAGTAAGTGAGCAGTAGGCAGGCTCACCATATTTATAACCATGATACTAAAAATACTGAAGATACCGTTTTTATTTTTGTTTGGTTATTTTGTAATTGTTGCTTGTGGAATAATTAGCGGAGCTAATATATTTATAAGAAAATAATAGATGTCTACATTTAACTATTCATTTGATAAATTATATGGGCCTGGTACTACTTGCTCTATTGATTTAGTTGCAGGTACAACTTATACTTTTGATATAACAAATAATTCTGGTTCATCTCATTTTGTTTTAGAGACAGTAAAAAATGTGAATGGATTTTATAATAGTGCATCTCCAAGAAATCTTTCGGGTTCACTTACAAATTTTTCAAATATTGCTTATCATGTTGCTGATGATTATAAAGCAGGATTTGTTTTACCTACTAATGCTAATTCATTTGATTTTACTCCGGCAATCAATGTTGCTAAAGAAACTTTATTGTTTAGAGGAACAGGAGGTATTATTTTAGGAGATGGAGGTACATCTCCATCAGTTTTAACAGTATTTAATTATGGATATTCTACTCCAACAGGATCAATAAGATGGGATTTAGGAACTGCAGGAGAAGCAAAATGTGGATATTTATATGCTACAACTCCTCCTATTCCTCCTGGGGTAGGGTTACAAGGTCAAGTTCTTGAATCATATGTAACTCCTGTTATAGGAACCCAAATGTATGATATTTTGGGAATATACACAGCAAATGGAGTTTATGTAGTAAATAATACTTTTGTTTATACTTTAACTCTTGGAGTTGTTACTAATATAGAAACTTTTGCTAGCCTTCCAGCTTGTGTTTAAAAATCCTTGGACTATTAATCCTTTATTCGTATACTAATGGTATAAATAAATAAAATAAAGGTTATGCAAAACAAAGACATCCAAAACATCAAAGACGCTCTTGAAAATGTTCAAGCACTAGAGACAGTAGAACAAAAAGAAGCTGTTCTTAAACAACTTAAATCTCAAATTCGTAAACTCGAAATTGCAGTTATTGTAATTGGTTTAGTTTCATTGAGTTTGATTGTACTCCCATTCCTTGGAATCATATCAGTTAACTTGCCTCTTATCTTGGCAATTGTAGGAGGAATTCTATTGATTGTAAAAGCATTTAAAGACGGAGAAGTTCTTGAAACAGAAAAATTCTTCCTTGTAATCAGCATTTCAAACGATAAAAAACAACAAGAAGATGGAAAATAAAAGTTATCAACCAAGTAAAAAAATCACCACAACAGACGGAACCGTAATGTATACCTTTGATGGTAAGTTACATAATTGGGAAGGCCCCGCTTTAATTCCACAAGGTGATAATCGTAAACGTGAATACTATATCAATGGTATTAAAATGACCCAAACCGAATGGAAAGAGGCTCTTAAAGGACGTGAAGGTTTACCTTGGTATAAGGGTTCAGGTGCTAAAGCTCGATTCTAATGAAACGCATATCAAATGAGGAGGCTTTAAATTATGTTCCATATGAACGAACTCCTCTTTCACCTCCACCACCACAATATTCTATTTTTGTAAATAGTGATGGTTGGGATGAAGTTCGATATTATACATCTCGTTTTAGACAAAGTGTAAATGGATCAAATGGTGATCAATCAGTTTATATTTTAGAAAGTGAATCTATGCCTGATATGGTTAAAATAGGTTATACTAAGGGTGATCCAATTGACCGTGCAAATGCTTTAAGTAAATCAACAGGTGTTCCTACTCCATTCAATGTTATATATTCCTATAGTTGTTTTAATGGAGAACGAATTGAAAAAGCAGTTCATAAACACTTCAGACAACAACGTGTTAACAAACAAAGAGAATTTTTTTATGTTGATGTAGATGAAGCTGTTCAAATTATAGAATCTTTAGGAGCTAAACTAGATTGATATTTATACGCGAAATCAATGATTTTATATGTCAATTAAAAACGTATTTGCATTATTTGGGTTTCCGGATGAAAATGATTCTGAACGTATTAAACTTGAATCTGAATTAGAAGATTATAAAGAATCTCCTCATTTCAAGTTAGGGATGTTCCATAAGTTAATCATGAATGGTCATTTATTCTCTAAACAGGTTACCAAATTTTTCTCTAAAGCTGATCCTTCCCTGGATGTAAAGGGGATAGATCAAGCAGGTGAATATATGATGTTCACTAGGGCTTGGTTTTGGATTGAACAAGTCCAAATTAGAAAAAAACCTTGGAAGGATGCTCTAAAACAATATGCGAATGAAGAATTTTTAGTATCTATCCAGTTGAGTATCTCATACTTCGAAGGTACAGAAGAATATGAGAAATGTGCTCATCTAAAGAAAATTCAAGACTTTGTTCAAAAGAACTTGCCTAAGTAAAAGAAAGTTATTATCTTTAATTATATTTTGATATTAAAATTATTGAAGTAATAAAGGTTATAAGAAAAATAAGTAAATAAAATAAAATGAAAAATAAAGAATTAGTATTGAGACGCTTGGAGTCTTTAGAAGGAAAATTAAAACGTTTGAGAAGTGCTCTAAACGAAAGAAATGTAGATGCTGCTCGTCAAATTTTACAAGAGGCACTCGAACTTAAAGAGGACACTCAAGCAATTGTTGAACGTGAAAATTAATTAAATAAATAAAAGTTATGAATCTTACCGCCGAACAAATCCAAGACAATTGGAATGAATTAATGCGTGTTATTGAAACCAACATTTCATCCCCACGTAAAGAAAAACTTCTAGAATTTTATGAGCAATATGCTGATCGTTTGATGTTGATGCCTGCTGCGCATAAAAAAGAATACCATAACGCTTTCCCCGGAGGATATGTAGAACATGTTTTACGCGTTATTCGATGTGCTATTAAGCAAGCTGAATTATGGGATTCTGAAGGATGTGATATGACTACATTTACAACTGAAGAATTAGTATTCTCAGCCCTGAATCATGACCTAGGTAAAATGGGAGATGAAGAACAAGAATCATACATCCCTCAGACCGATAATTGGAGACGTGAAAAATTGGGTGAGGATTATATGTTTAATACTAAAGTACCATTTTCATCCGTTCCAGATAGAGGATTATTTATGTTACAATCTCATGGTATCCAGTATACATTTAATGAAATGATTGCTATCCAGACACATGATGGTTTATATGATAAGGCAAATGAGAAATATTTAATGTCTTACATGCCAGAACAAAAACCAAGAACTTCATTACCTTTTATCTTACACCAAGCCGATTTAATGGCAGCACGTATCGAATTTGAACGTGAATGGTTACCTAAGTTAAAAGAGGACAAGAAGTCCGTGGATGCCGGAAAAGGAAATTTTACATTGGGGAATAAACCCAACATGTCTAAAAAGACATCAACCAAAACTAAAGCACTTGGTACATTTAAAAGTGATAGTTTAAAAAATATGTTAGATAGCTTATGATAACAACAGTAGTAATTAGCATCTTATCAGTCTTAGTCGTGATCCTAGCGTTCACGACTTTTAACCTGATGAGAAAAGTGGAAAAACAAGAAGATGTTTTAGCCGGGTATTTAGTTTATTTAGACCGTTTGTCTCGTACAATTGAAATTTCAGACAAAAAACTTAAAGAATTAGATCGTGGAGGTGTGTTTGAAAAAGACGATGAGGTTGGGGTTATATTTCAATCCATTGTAAAAATTCAAGAAATCCTAAATGAGTTTAATCTTAGAAAGTTCAGTTAAAATGCCTAAAAAACCGGGTAGTAAAAATTACTTCACACAAGATACTGAAGACGCAATAGTATTATATAATAATACTGCTGACCCGGAATTGCGAAGCAAAATATATGAAGAGCGTATTCATTACGCTTTTTTTAAATTAACCCAAAATATAATCCATACGTTCAAGTTCTACCATACTGAAGTAGAAAATTTAGAACATTTACAACATGAGATTATCGTATTTCTCTTATCCAAAATCCACCTATTCAATCCCCAGAATGGAGCTAAAGCATATTCTTACTTTGGTACCATAGTAAAACGATGGTGTATTCTATATAATGAGAAAAATTACAAAAGTAAAATTGCAAAAGTTCCAGTAGATGAGTTATCCAAAGATGATTCAACTCACACCTACACAATGGAACCAAATAATTCAGATGATAGATTATCTCATTTTATGGACGAATATGTTGAATTCGTCAGCTTTAACTTATACGAAATCTTCCCTAAAGAATATGACGCGAAAATTGCGGATGCGGTTTTAGAGCTATTCAGAAAACGAGATAGTATAGACGTATTCAATAAAAAAGCCCTCTACATTTATATACACGAAATGATCCCAGATGCTAAAACTCCTAAAATTACTAAAATAGCGGGTGTGTTATATGATGTATTTAAGAAAAACTACCTGTTTTATTTGGAAGAAGGATATATGAGTTTCCAACTCTAGTAGTTGTTTATATTTATAAAAAACAATACATATGAGTAATTTAGAATCAAACGTATTTGGTAAGAAAAAATTCTCGGATATTCTCAAGGAAATCTACGAAAACCAAAAGAAAAAGGAGACGCAAATTACCGCTTTGATAGGTGAATTAAAACCACTTATCAATGACATCGGTGATGCTACTTTGATTGTTCCTTTAATCAAGGAATATATGGAATTAGGTATCAAAAATGATGAGCAGCTAATCAAAATGGCTACCATTATTCAACGTGCCCTAGCTACAGGTAAATCAGAAGATGAAGGATTTGGAATGACTGAAGAAGAAAAAGCACAATTGTTATCGGAGGTTAAAAAATTCAACCCTAAGGATTAATGGCTATATTTAGACAGGGTACATCTACTACTATAGGTACAAAATATTCTAACCCACAACCAAGTAGTGGGGGAAAAGATAACCTTCAATCTTTAATAGCCCAAACAAATACTTCATTTTTACGCGCTAGAGTTCTTGATATCGTATTAAACAACACCCACCCTAGATTTTCAGATGTGGGCGAATGGAATGGTATAGGTACAATATATTTTGAACCTTTAGATGGAAAATCAATAAATGTTAGTTATGCTTACCCGATTTTTCCTCAAATTAAAATGTATCCTTTAATTAATGAGGTTGTTTTATTAGCAGGTATCCCATCAAAATTTGTAGAAACCGAACAAAATACTGACATGGTTTACTACTATTTTCCTCCTATTGGTATTTGGAACCATCCTCATCATAATGCATACCCCGCAATTGTGGATTACTCAAAATTAAAAGAAGAACAAAGTAACGATTATGATTCTGTAAATGGTGCTTATGTTAGAAGGATAGATGAAGATCCAACAGGTATTAATTTAAATTTTACTAAATACGCTAACCCAAGCCAAGATACATTTGTTGAAAAAGCAGATGTTCATCCTTTATTACCTTTTAATGGAGATGTAATTTATGAAGGAAGATGGGGTAATAGTTTACGTTTTGGAAGTACTATTTCAACACCTACTAATACTCAACTTTTAATTAATAATAATTGGTCTGTTACTGGATCAAATGGAGATCCTATTACTATTTTAAGAAATGGCCAACCAACGAATTCAACTGATGAAGGTTGGATCCCTATAACTGAAGACACTAGTAAAGATTTATCCTCAATCTATTTAACCTCCTACCAGAAAATCCCATTTAGTATAGCAAATGAAAATTTTGTTTCCTATACAACCCCACCAATAATCCCAGCTCAATTTACAACCCCACAAATTATCCTTAATTCAGATAGAATTGTTTTAAATGCAAAATCTGATAGTATTTTAATTAGTGGAGAAAAATCTGTTGGTTTATCTTCAAATGGAAGTATTAATCTAGAATCAACTAGTGAAATTAATATTGCTAGTAAACTAACTCGTTTGGGTAATAAAAATGCTAACCAATCAGTTTTACGTGGAGATGAAACAGTAGAATATTTAAAAATATTGATTAACGAACTACAAAATATAGCTGAAGCTCTAAAAGTAGTTCAAGATTGGCCTGGTGGTGCTCCTGTACCTAACCCAGTTGTTTTAACAACTGCAAATGCGGCATTGCAAGTTTTTAATAATGTTTATAACCAAATTGATAGTGTTAAATCTAAAATCGTTAAAACATTATGATTTATTCTATAAAAGGAACAGTTATAAATGAGCAATCACAAGAACCTATTAAAGGCGCTCAAGTAACAATAACCCCAGGAAGCTTTGTTTCTACTGGTACTGAAGGGAATTTTACTATAAATGGAAATATCCCTGAAAGTGGGAGTATATCTATGAACATAATTGCTGTTGGTTATCAAGCAATTAGTCCCCCATTATATAAAGGAGATAATACAATCAAACCTGATTTAGGTGTTTTACAACTACAACCTATAGTTATTTCTCTAACCCAAGATAAAATTAAATCTTCTCAATTAAGTAAAGATCAAATTAAAGGGATTTCTACTAGTAAAAAAGATTTATCATATTATGCCGAGGAAAAATTATCAAACCAGGTTAATACTTTAAAAAATACCCTCATACCAGCAATACTAACTATGGTTGCTGCTTTTGGTATTACTAAACTTTCAGAATATAAACCTGAACAATTACCAAAACTTTTAGATCAATCATTTTGTCCTACACAAGCTGAATTAACTAATCTAATTAATCGAAAAAATAAATTAGTTAAACAATTAAACAATAGTTTAAAAATAATAGATACTACTACTAAAATTTTAGGTATTACTGGGGGAGTTATTCAAGCATTAGAAATAGCCTTAAAATTTCAAGTAGCTATTACTATCCCTGTTCCCCCTGGTGTAAATGAAGCTAATAGAATTTTAGATAAAAGAATAGCCCAATTAAAATCAGTTAATGCAGGTATATTATCTATATTATTAATTTTACGTCAAGTATTAGCCCAAGCACTTCAATTACTTAATTTATTGGATAAACTTGTTGAAAAATGTTATCCTAATGCTGATCAAGAACGAGTTTCACTTGAATTAACTGCTTTAACTACTCAACAATCTACCCAATTATCCCCTGTAGTTACAAACGTAAATGGATTTGAAATGGGGGTTGAAACAGAAAATTCACCTAATACCCTAAAACGTAGAAGAGCTATTGCCCGAAATCAACAAGGTGTAGTAATGCTTAAAGGAGAATGGTCATTTAGTTCAATTGACCAAATATTAATTGATGAACTAGTATTTTACATTCAGCAAAATAATTTAAAAGCTGACTAATTTAATATTTATAAACATATGAAAACCGACGGATTAAAAAAATTAATTAAAGAAGCTGTACGAGAAGCGATCCAAGAGGAACTAAAAGATATTCTTTTAGAGGCGGTTCGTACTCCAAAAACAATTGTAAAGGAATCTATTCAAACAATAGATACACCTAAACCTACATTTATTCCACCTACAATGGATACTAGAAAGGCATATGCTGACGTGATAAATGAAACTATGATGAGTTTTACTTCTCAAGATGCTCAAACAACTTTCAGACCACAATCAAGTGATCCTGTAAATGGTAATTTAGGTGCTGGTGAAGTAGGAATGGATCAAATTATGAGTTTATTGAATAGCAAATAATGGCGTTTAATCAACAAACAATATCTCCTGTAAATTTAAATCCAAATACTGGATTAGGGATTTCTATCCCTTTTAGCAATACTAGTGTATTTAGTTCTACTTATACTACTCAAGAAGTAATAAAAACTAACCTAATTAATTATTTCCTCACTAACCCAGGAGAAATTCCTTTAAACCCGAGTTTTGGTGCTGGATTAAGAAATTTTTTATTTGAACAAATATCTAATGTAACTGTAGATAATGTTAGAGCTTTTGTCCAAGCAAAGTTAGAAACTGCTTTTCCTATGGTTCAAATAGATTCTTTACAGGTTCTTACAACTCAACAAGACAATAATACTTTAATAGTTCAATTAAAATACTATATACCTAATTCTAATATTAATGGAAATATAACTTTCCAATTTTAACCCATGGCTACAACAAATAGAGACATAAAATATATTAACCGTGACTTTTCAGATTTTAGAGCACGTTTAATAGAGTATGCTAGAACATACTTCCCTCAAACATATAATGATTTCTCTGCAACATCACCAGGTATGATGTTTATGGAACAGGCCTCATATGTTGGAGATGTTTTAAGTTTTTATTTAGATAATCAATTCCAAGAAACATTTGTTCAATATGCTCAACAAACAAATAATGTATTTGAGTTGGCGTATATGTTTGGTTATAAACCTAAAACAACAGGAGTAGCTCAAACCACTATTACTTTATATCAACAAATCCCCGCTAAATTAGTTAGTGGTACATATGTTCCTGATTATGATTACGCCTTAACAGTAGGAGAAAATAGTACAGTAACAACACCAAATGGTCAATCTTTTTTAATTCAAGATAAAGCAGATTTTTCTATCTCTAGCTCCCAAGACCCAACTTCAGTTACAGTATACCAAATTGCTGGAAATGTGCCCCAATACTATTTACTTGAAAAAACTAGAAAAGCTATTTCAGCTGAAATTAAAACTTTAAGTTTAACTTTTGGAGCTCCTGAACAATTTACAACTATAAACATTAATGATACTAATATTGTTAAAATATTAGACGTAATAGATTCTGATGGAAATAAATGGTATGAAGTAGATCATTTAGGGCAAGAAATGGTATTAGATACTATTAAAAATACTAATATAAATGACCCTAATGTAAATGGTGATACACCTTATTTACTTCGTTTAAAAAAAGTAGCTCGTCGTTTTGCAACTCGTTTTACTTCTCTTGCAAACCTCCAAATCCAATTTGGTGCAGGTGCTCCTAATGATGTTACTGAAGAAATTACTCCAAATGCTGATAATGTAGGAATTGGTTTACCATTTGAACAAGATAAATTAACCACAGCATATTCACCAACAAACTTTTTATTTACTGGTACTTATGGTATTGCACCTTCAAATACAACTTTAACAGTAAGATATTTAACTGGAGGTGGAGTTAATTCTAATGTTAATTCTGGAACATTAACTGCTTTAAATAAAAGTAACACTAAGTTTAATAAAATAAATTTAAACGGAGCAACAGCAAATTATATTTATGAATCTTTAACTTCTACCAATGCTGTAGCTGCTAGTGGGGGTAAAGGAGGAGATACATTAGAGGAAATTCGCCAAAATACTTTAGCACTCGTTGCCTCCCAACAACGATCAGTTACAGCAGATGATTATTTGATCCGTGCTTTAAGTATGCCTTCTGATTATGGTTCAATATCAAAAGCATTAATTGAACAACCTAAATTAACAGATAATCAAGTTTCAACTATTGAAACTCTTAATTTATATGTTTTATCATTAAATGCACAAGGTCAATTAGATTATGCTAGTTCTACTTTAAAAAATAACTTACGAACTTATTTATCCCAATATAGAATGATTGGTGATAATATTGAAATTCGTGATGCTTTTATTATTAATATAGGTGTTGATTTTGATATTATAGTTTTACCTGAATATAATAATAGTGAAGTATTGTTAGCTTGTATTACTGCTTTACAAGATTATTTTAGATTAGATAAATGGCAACTTAATCAACCTATTCTACTTCGTGATTTATACATCCTCCTTGACAAAATCTCAGGAGTCCAATCAGTTAAATCTATTTCTATTTCAAACAAAGCTGGAACAACCTCAGGTTATTCACAATATGCTTATGACATAACAGGAGCAACACAAAATCAAGTAATTTATCCTTCATTAGATCCTAGTATTTTTGAAGTAAGATACCCTAATTTAGATATAAAAGGTAAAGTAGTTCCTCTATAACGCTATATTTATAATAAAATATATAAATGGCTGTATATAAACTATTTCCTACTCAAGACGCCACTCTATATTCACTTTATCCTACAATGAATACAGGGTTAGATGCTATTTTAGAAGTATCTAATCGATTAGACATTAGTGGGACACCTGATATAGCTAGATATCTTATTCAATTTGATACGAATGAAATTCAAGATGTTATTAATAATAAAATAGCAGGAAATAGTTCTAGCATTTATCTTAAAAATTTCATTGCTGAAGCCCAAGGTATTAATCAATCTACCCTTTTAGAAGTTCGTGCTGTTGCTCAAGAATGGAATAATGGAAATGGTTATACTTTAGATAATCCTATTGTTGAAGACGGAGTTTCATGGGCCTACTCTTTATACTCAGCATCTGGAGCTTGGTCCATGAATGGGTCCAACTCAGGTGGAACATATACAGGTTCATATAATTCAACATATGTTAGTCAAGGAGGAGGTAACTGGTATACTTCTTCTACTTATTTAGTAACTGAATCATTTAGTTTACGTAATGTAAAAGACATTGAAATTAATGCTACTAAAATTGTAAATGCCTGGTATAGTTCATCATTACCAAACTATGGTTTTATAGTTAAACTTACAAGCTCATTAGAATTTAATCCAAGTGAGTATGTACAACCTATATTTAAATTTTATAGCGTTGATACAAATACAATTTACCCCCCAACTCTAGAATTTAGATGGAGAGATTATTCAACGGTACTAACTGGATCAGCTACTGGTAGTATTGTTAATACTTCAAATATTAAGATGTCCTTAGCTGAAAACCCAGGTGTTTTCTTTCCTGAAAGTGTAAATAGATTTTATGTTAATGTAAGTCCTTTATACCCACCTCGTGTATATCAAACATCATCACTTTATACTAATTTAAATTATTTACCAACTGCTTCATATTACGCAATAAAAGACTTGGATACTAACGAATATATTGTTAACTTCGATAACAATTATACTCAAATTAGTTCTGATTCAACTGGTAATTATTTTGATGTTTATATGAGTGGTTTAGAACCTGAAAGATATTATAAAATTTTAATTAAAACAATTATTCAAGGTTCTACAATTATATATGATGATAGCTATTACTTTAAAGTTATTAACGGATGAGTGAAAGTATAAATCTTAATAAACAAGTATATGATAAAAGACAGTATGCTAAAGTTATAGATACTTCTTTTAAAGAATTAGGTGTTCAAACAATTCAAGAAAGAATAACAGAACAACCAACCACTGAAGAGTTCTTTGCCCTTTACAATGAACTTTTTTACAATATACCTGAGTTAGGTGAAACTAATTCACATGAATATTTAATTAAAACAAGTAGCGAATATATTAATTTTGAAGCAAACCAAGAAGAAATAGCTGCTTTACAAGCAGAAATTGCTCAATTAAGAACAGATTTACTTGATGCACAAAGACAAGTAGTAGAATTACAAACAGGAACAACATTAGCTAACCCACAATAATGGCAGCAGAAATTGTACAAATAAACTCTCAGGATTTTTCATCCCAAAATTATAAAACACAAGATGTTAATCTAATTACTTCTTTTCCTGTAGGTACTTTTTTATCTTCAAGTAGTTACATAGAACTTTTTATTTATGATAATAATAAAAATATTCTTAGTTCTGACTATAATTTTGTTCAATATACAGTATTAGCAGATGGTCAATCCGCAGGATTAGAAAATACTATCTCTACCATCCAGATGGATCTTGAAATAGTATTGATGACAGAAGGGTATTCTCAAGGGATTTATAACACCTATTTTAATTTCTTTAATAAACAAATAGGCTCTAACCTTCAACAATTATATATCACTGAAATCTCCTCAGATCGTACTGAAATTCGTTTAGATAGTACTTCTTTAACAGATACTGATATAGTTGAACAAGCTAATAACTTAATTCAACAAAGAGAAGATAGTCCGTATTTTTTAGATTTTTATTTAAATTTTGGGGATAATCAATTAGCTATAGCTAATAACATCCAATTAGATAATCAAGATCCAACTAACCCAACCATATTAATTAAATTATATGAAGCGTTACCGGATCAATTTGATATAAATTCTACATTATGGGTTGTAACTTTAGTTGAAGAACCAACAGCATATCAAGTCACTTTCCCCCCAGAACCTATAGTAATATCAGATACTATTCCTTTAAGTGGTCCTAATTTTAATTTAAATATTAAAGACCAAATAAATAATTCAACTGTATCTTTAGACTATACTACTTTAACTTCAACAGCATTAACTAGCTCTCAAAACCAATTAAAAAGTTTACTTGAAGAAAAAGGTCTTGATATAAACATTGATTTTACAAACTTTAATGATTTTATTCACTTTAGTTCGGTTGAAGCTCGTTTAGAAAATTTTTACTATAAAATGAGTTTATTAGAAGATTATTCATCTTCTATTGCTATTTTAAACAATACTACAAATAATAATCCAAGTGCTAGTGTAGCAGTATATGAAGCATTATCAAGTAATATCATAACTAATTTTGATGAATATGATTATTACTTATATTATTCAAGTGGTTCAGGAGCTTGGCCAAAAACAACTCCACAACCTCCTTACCAGTTAGCTACAACAGGTAGTGCTGCTGTATTAAATTGGTTTGGTAGCTCTAATGAAACCAGTATCTATTATGGTGGTATTTCCCTCTCAGCTTCTATTTACGACAACCTAAACCCTAATAATTTATATTATTCTATCCCAGAATATTTAAGAAATGATCCTGCAAACGAACCATATCAAATATTTGTTGAGATGGTGGGTCAATTTTATGATAATATATGGGTTTATTATAAAGATGTTACTCAAAAATACAATGCTGATAACCGTTTAGAAAATGGTATTTCAAAAGACATAGTAGCAGATGCTATTCGTGATTTTGGAATTAAATTATATCAAAATAACTTTTCAAACGACGATTTATATACTGCATTTTTAGGTTTAACCCCTCAAGGTGGTTTATTCCCATTCCCAAATATTACAGGTTCACTTCCAACTCCTAGTGGATTTGAATATATTAATACTTTAATATCTGCTTCTAACGATTATATACCGTTAGACGACGTAAATAAGTCGTTATATAAACGAATTTATCATAATTTACCATACCTATTGAAGGCAAAAGGTACTATACCTGGTCTGCGCACTCTTATTACTTCATATGGTATTCCTGATACTGTATTAAGAATTAATGAATATGGAGGTAAAGATAAATCCAATGTAAACGATTGGGATTATTGGCAAAACACTTTCAACTATGCTTATGATACCCAAGGAACTAATTATGTAACTTCTTCTTGGTTAATTAATAGTTCATGGAATAATGATGTTCCTTCAACTGTTCAATTTAGATTTCAAACTAGAGGTATCCCTACAAATACAGGATATTATTCTCAAAGTTTGTGGACAACTGACCAAGGAGTAACCATTCGTTTAAGATATACAGGTTCAGGATACACTAGTGGTTCTTATTCAGGCTCAATCCCTAACCCATATAATGAATATGCACATTTAGATTTTATTCCTGATATAACAACCCCATCAGATTCAGCTAGTGTTTATTTACCTTTCTTCAATGGAGATTGGTGGAGTGTAATGGCTACGGGTTATGAAGACACTTACACATTTAGATTATATGCTGGAAATAACATTTATGAAGGAGGAGAAAATGGAACCCAATTAGGATTCTTTGCTACTTCTTCAGTAAGTACCAATGAAGTTCCTTGGGATCAAAGTACATTTAGTTATTTTCCATCTATTACCAACTCTTCTTTTGGTAAAATATTTAGTGGTTCTTATCAAGAAATAAGATATTTTGATACATTATTGGATTCTGATGTATTTAAAGATTACGTTATGAATCCTTATTCAACTGAAGGAATAGGGGGAGTTAATTCTTCACCAAATGAATTGATATTTAGAGCTTCTTTAGGTGGGGAATTGTACACTGGTTCTAGATCAATTCATCCTAAAGTTACAGGTTCTTGGATACCAACATCATCATTTGCTACAAATAGTAATTTTTATATTAGTAATACTTCAAGTTTCGTAACGAATGAAGAACATTTCTTCTTTGATCAACCAGTAGTAGGTATTAAAAATGCTATTTCGGATAAAATTAGACTAGAAAATTCCATTATACCAACAGGTAGTGTTTTATCTCCATTTAGATCGTTAGCACAAAACTTAGCTGCTAGTCAAAGTTATACTGCTAATACTAATCTACTTGAAGTAGCATTTTCACCCCAAGATGAAATAAATGATGATATTACATCCCAAATTGGATACTTTGAAATAGGTGAATTAATTGGTGACCCACGCTTACGTTCCTCATCAGCCACTTCATACCCAGCATTAGATGTTTTACGAAATGCATATTTTGAAAAATATACTAAAAATTATGATTTAAACGATTATATTCGTTTAATCAAATTCTTCGATAACTCATTATTTAAAATGATCAAGGACTTTGTACCTGCACGTGCAAGTCTTGCCTCTGGTGTTGTTATCAAACAACATTTACTTGAAAGAAATAAATACCCACAACCACAAACTACTATTGATTCAACTATAGCTTATTATAGTAGTGGATCACAAAATAATTTACCATTTATTTTCCAAAATATTGAAGTATCTGGTACAGTAGCTCCACAATGGAATGATTATAATCCTGGAACTATAGAAAACTTTAGTGGCGGTACTGGTGGTACAATGGATATATTTAATGGCTTATCAACTTCACCAGTAGGAACTAATGGAACAGGCCCAAACAATATATTCTTTATAACTCAAAGTTGGAACGAAGGTATTGTAACTCCTTTAGGGATAGCTAATACAACACATGATTCTCAAGATGAATTTTATAATGGTGAATTTAGTGGTTCTGTTTTAATTGTAACTACTCAAAGTTTAGCTCAATCTTTACCTTTAGATACCCAATTACTGGTTTATAATACTACAGGATCTCTCTCAACTACTCCTGCTGCTGGATTTATATCTTGGCAATCAGCAGTTGATTATAATCCTTCTACCGGTGATTATTCATTATATATTCCTACTTTATACATAAACGAAGTAGATGCTAATGGAATTAATATTGAAACTGCTTTATCTAATTTATCAACAGGTGATCAAATAACATTTGCTATAAGTGCATCTGTTACTGATACTTTTACAATTCAAATTACCCCAACAGTAACAGGTATAGTAACCTCTGCTGTTCCTTTAACACCTTCTGTATGGAGAATTAATTTATCTAATCAACAAAATACCCAAGCCACTTATTATTCCCCTATAGCATCATACCCAGTTTATGCTACTACTGGTTCTCTTCGTTCAAATTCAACTACATTTTTAAACCCATATATTAACAGTATACCTAATTTCTATAATAGTGATTACAATCCATTAATCAATAATGTTTTAGTTGATCGTTTAAGTACAATTTACCAAGATGTGGATTATTCAACAGGTATAA